TTCCAGGATGACCGGGGTGATGTGTTCCCGAACGAATCATCAACGGCATTTCAGTTCGCTGCGGGTGACAAATACAAGATTCTTGGTGTCATTTATCCGGATTCCTTGACGAACGCGGCGGAAGCCGAACTTCAAGAAGCGGCGGAAACCTATTATCCGCAAATTTCGCAACCAAGGGTTCAATATTCGTTGAGCATTGAAAAGAATTGCTTGAAAAAGATTGTCGGCGGTTCGGATGCCGTGATTGTGAACGCGTTCGTTCCTGGTGATTACATCCACATTGTTGACCCGGACATCGGCGTTGACAAGCACATCCGCATCAAGGGTTTCACCCGTGACGTTCTGAATCCGTACCAATATACATTGACGATTTCGGACACGACCAAGACAACAAGCGTTCAGACAACCATCTTGCAAGAATTGGGTGATATTGAACACATCATCAACATCAACAACCTAAAAGACCCGGCAAGGGCAAGGGCGAATTGGCGTACATCCCGCCAGGTTCTTGACATGGTGTTCGATGCTGACGGCGATTATTATTCCGAGAAAATAAAACCGCTTTCAATCGACACGCAAATGTTGTCAGTTGGTGCGAAGTCAATGCAATTCGGATTGGTCAATACCGTGTTCCAACCCAATTATTTAGGAAATGCCAACGTTATAAAATGGAAAGGCGGTGTCTTGACACATTACACCATCAACGAGGAACACGCCGTTTCTTGGGTGATTGGGGACGGTTCTTTGACGTTCACGGATAGCAACGCGGCGTTCTACATTTACGCGAAATGTTCACGTTCAGACCAAACCGGAACGTTCTTGTTTACGCAAAGCCAAATCAAGGTTGAAGATGATGCCAATTATTATCACTTCTTGATTGGTGTCTTGTCAAGCGTTGACCCGGACATTCACGCCCGTTCAATGTCGTTGACATACGGATTCACGACCATCAACGGTCGGTTCATCAAGACCGGGCGCGTGGAATCGGCGGACGGCAATACATATTTCGACCTTGACAACGGAGAAATCGGCGGTCGCATCGTGTTCATGCAGAATGGAAGCGAAAAGACCCTTGCGGAACTTGGCGCGGAATCTTTGGAAACGAAGAACTTTGTCAACAACACGTTGCCGGGCATCCTTGATGACATCCAAGCGCAACTTGACGGTCAGATTGAACAATTCTTTGAGCAATACGACCCGACATTGAACAATGCCCCGGCAAGCACATGGACAACAACCGCGTTGAAAGAATCACACCTTGGCGATTTGTTCTACAATACAGACACGGGCGCGGTTTTCCGCTTTGTCAAGGAAAACGGGGTTTACAAGTGGCAACAACTTTCAGATGCAGAGGTCGCGCAAGCATTGGCCATTGCAAATGATGCCTTGAATTTGGCAAGGACAAAACGCCGAATCTTCACGACAACGCCATACACGCCTTATGAAGTCGGCGACTTGTGGGTTCAAGGCGGAAATGGCGACATCATGCGGTGCAAGACAGCGAGGGCAACGGGAAACTATTCTTCAAGCGATTGGGAAAAGGCATCGAAGTACACCGACAACACGGCGTTGAACAACTTTGTGAATAATGTGTACAACGAGCAAGTGGCGGCATTTGTCACACAGATTGACGGCAAAATTGAAACGTGGTTTCAGTCATCCAACCCGTCATCATCTTGGATTGGCTATGCAGAAGCAAAACGTCATGTCGGCGACCTTTGGTTCAATACCACATCGCAAAGGCTTTACAGATGGGAGAACACCGATTCCGACAACTTTGCTTGGCAGGAAATCACCAACAAGGATGCCTTGGATGCGATGGAGGCGGCAAGTAAAGCCCAAGACACGGCGGATGGCAAACGCCGGGTGTTCGTGGCACAACCGACAACACCTTATGACATCGGTGATTTGTGGGTCGATGGCCGCGATTTGCGCCGTTGCATCACGGCCAAGGCATCCGGGCAAGCCTACAACGTGAATGATTGGGTTGTTGCCGTGTATTACGACAACACACAAACGACCATTGACGGCGGAATTGTCACATCCGGCACAATCCAAGTGGCGGGCGACAACAAAAGCATCCTTGCAGGAATGACCGGGCAGGGAACGACCGCCGCAAGCATCCGTTTTTGGGCGGGCGCGTCCTTTGAGAACCGGGCAACCGCCCCGTTCCGCGTCCGGCAAGATGGTGGTGTCGTAATGACCAAGGCAGACATCGAGGGCAAAGTGAATGCCACATCCGGGGCAATTGGCGGATTTGAAATCGCGTCCGGGCGTATCGGTTCGGTATATTCCAAGACAACGCAAGATGGGTTGTCGTTGCAAAAGGGCATGATTTCTTTCCGTTACAAAGGCGACGGGCGTGAACATTGGTCATCAATCGGCGGCAATGCGGGTTGGATTGTTGTTGATAATTTGGCCGACTTTGAAATGAAGTCCGATGAGCCATACGACTTGAATGGGTCGGCGTTGGTCGCAAAATGCAAGGCGGGAAACCGTTCCCTTGATTATTATTTTCAGCAACGGGCAATTGAATATGACGGCAATATTTTCGGCATTGGTAAACGTGCGCAATTTGAATTGGGGTACATTGGTTACGCATACACGGACACACTAACAAACTATTTTCATATTACACACAAATTCCATTTCACGGGGTCTAACACATATAACGTTAACATGAATTTGCCAACATTGGAGCAAGTAAATAGTGTTGTCTCTAACGAAATAGTATTCTTTGACATCGAAATATCTGTTGATGTGAAATTTGGAAACGGGATTATCAACTTGAAAACACAAGACGATTCGTTCCTATACAGAGAAGCCTATGTAACTAAGATAATGGATGAAGAACATATCAAATATTATGACCGAACAAGTATTCAATTAAAAGCGTATCAATCAATCAAGTTGCGATTCTATCAAGGGAAATGGCACATCATTTCTTTATGTCAAGATATGGCAACGGGACATCGAAATGTATAATTATGAATAGAACAATATTATTGGCGAAATATACGCCCGGCGAACCGCTTGACTTGCGTTGCGTTGACACGCGGGCGGGCGCATATCTAACGGAATTGAGGGAATCCGGGTTTCTTGATTTCGTGGCAAGCGAACAACCAACGTCCGAACCGGGAAAGGTCGTTGTCGAATCGCTTGAAATCATCGGCGGAAAGGTGGTTCAGTCTTGGGAAATCCGGGACGAACACGCCCCCGCCGGGGAGTGATAACCGCAAAAAGTTATGCTTGCGTTATGCAACAATGTATTATTGTGACACACAAAAGCATTACCTTTGCACAACAAAAATTCAAAATGAAATAGAAATGATAACAAGAAGCGGTGAAATGGTTTCCGCACAAGTCGGAATCATGGGAGCGGTCACGGGTCTTGCTGACGGCGATTTCAGCCTTTCAGACGGCCAACCGTTCAACATCAAGAATGACGGCATCGCCCCGGTTGAACTTGAAGTGCAACTTGCAGGGATGCCGGACGGGACAACCATCAAGACGAAGTTCGATTGCGGTTGGAATCCCGAAATCGTGAAAGTAATTAAGGCAACATCGTTGTCAAGTATCAACTTAAAATTCGGTTACTGATATGGGACTTTTAATCGGATTGGGCGGAACAAAGCCGACTTTCGCCTATGATTATTATTATGGCATCGAATGGGACACAAGCGTTTCCAATCCGCATCCGACCCGCATCGGAAAAGCGGAACTTCACGCGGAATTGCCCGTTCAATCAATGATTCGCCGTTGCACGTTGAATGATGACGGCGCGGTCAACTACTATCTTCACGCCAACGATTCAACGAAGCAGGACAACGGCGCGGCGGCACACCTTGACGGCACGGATGGGCAAGTCATGGTCGAATTGCCCGATTGCTATGCCCGTTTTGAAATGGACGGGTTGAAACGCCGTGCGCTGATTTCGACCGAACCATTGCCCGGTTTCATCAAGTGGAACAAGGCTTATGTTTCGGCCTACGAAGCAGCATGTGACAGAACAACGGCATCATCGCCGAAACTTGCATCCGTTGTGAACACGACCGAGGCTTTCCGTGGCGGTAACAACACGGCAGAATGGGACGGGACGCATCGTTCTTTGCTTGGCCGTCCGGCAACCAACATTTCGTTGACGAATTTCCGTGCCTATGCCCGCCACCGTGGTTCTACGGAATGGAACTGCAACGTCTATCAGTTGCAGAAAGAACTATTTTGGTTCTTTGCCATCGAATATGCAAACTTCAATTCGCAAGCCGACTTCAACGCCGCATTGGATGCCAACGGCTATCGTCAAGGCGGACTTGGCGAGGGCGTGACAACCTTGAACGGCACGAAGTGGAGTGCGTGGAATAGTTATGAACCGTTCGTTCCTTGCGGTGTCACGAACAGCCTTGGCAACCACACGGGCGTTGTTGACTACGTTCTTGAAGCGGGCGGATATGACACGGCGGCAACAACCGTTCACGTTCCATCGTATCGCGGCGTTGAAAACCCGTTCGGCCATATATATAAATGGACTGACGGT